AAGAGAGTTTTGCAAGAACTCATTTTTGTCTAAATCTTTGCCTAATTGTTGGAAGTTACCATTTACATCAAAGTAAGCTGTTCTCCTTACGCCGTCAAACTTATCTTCATATGAATATGAAACAGGAGTTCCATACGCCACTCCCTGCTCAACATCTCTACCACCTACTCTAGTTGGAGTAGTCGCCCATGTAGGACTTAAAGTTTTGCCTGTTAATCTTTCAAGTTCAAGTATTCGGGCAGGCTTTGGCGGTTCTGTTTGTGGTGGGTATTTAGCTGCATATTCAGCTTTTAATTCTGCAAAGGTTTGTGTATTAACCGGGAGCGTACCAAATTCGCCCATTCCAGATGGGTTATCCCTGTCAAATCCACGAGTGACAGCATTAGCATTTGCTATGTCTTCTTCAATAATATCATTGTGACGTTCTGGCATGATTAAACTCCTAAAGCCGCAGCTATTTGTTGGTGGATAGACAGGTGTACACCCAACCAATCATAGAAATCTTCTTCTACGTTCCAATCAACATCTAACAACTGAAACGGATTGTCAAGCACTAGGATAGAGGCCAGAGACTCATGCTCCTGGTTATGCACAAACAGCCAGTCATCAAGATTTTCGGGACTGGCATCTGTTATAGGATACTTAGGATAAGTGACTCCTGTATCAGTAACAATCTGGTGGAAAAGACGATGTTGAATACCGTTCTCAAACAGCATCTCTGCTAGGCCATCCTTGTCACCAAACTTAACGTAACTGAGTGCATCCATGTTCATGGCTTATCCTTAAACAAGTCATCACGAATAAGAACATACAAACGCACTAATGTAAACAACAACGTCACCCACAGCACGGCATCAGACAACGTGAGTTGACCTAACAAAGTGCCTACCCATATAAGCACTATGTCAATAAATGATGTTGGCGAGTGATTGTTTGAGTCCATAATTAGTTGAACAGAAAAAAGAAGTTAGAGGTTCCGCTACCAAAAGTCCAACCAGTATTGTTACCAGCATTTATATTACCAGAGGAAGTAGCATCAAAGAATGCGCCTCCAGTTGCGTTGGAATCTTTAATTGATGCTGTTGTAATAGTTACTGTTCCAGCACATGATATGGTTGCTTGACTTCCTGGCACAGTGCTTTGCAAATATTTAAGCGTTGTATCTCCTACGTCAGTAAAATTCCCTACAGTATTAGTAGTACCAGACGTAAATTTAATTATGCAATTAGCGCCATTAGCCACCCAACCCAAACTTCTAGTTGAACCTAATGTCAAGGCATCGGCAAAAACTACAGTTGAATTTGTAACAACTGTAAAAGGAAAATCCATTGTTTTACCATTGCTTGTAACGGTTTGCGTTCCGCTAGTAGCACGAAGGTTTAACGTTGACGTTGAAGCGGTCAAAGTCATTCCAGTTGATAGCGTTAAATTTCCATAAACATTACAAGACCCTATTGCATTCCATGTGCCAGCAAATCCAGTAAAACTTACATTTTTTGCCGTGAATCCTGTTGACCCAAGAAAAGTTAAAGCATATGTGCCACCAGTAAAGTTAAAACTTACTGCACTTGCTTCTGATATAAAATCTGAATTAACTGTAATTGCCGTAGAACCAACACTAGTAACATTAACAACAGGTGTACCTGTTATAGTTAAATTTGTACTATTTCCAAAACTCCAAACAGTTCCCGTACCAGAACAAACAATATTACCTGTACCAAAAGAAATTGTGCGAGTATTTGAGTTGCTTGAAACAAATGTGGATGTTGTGTAAGTTAGTGTCGAAAGAGCCAGTGTTCCATTTGTAAGAGTAGTGGGGTTAGAAGTAGTGAATGCGGTTCCAATAGTCCACGCTCCTCCAACGCCATTAAACACAATAGAACTTGATATTGAAACTCCATTGGTAGTAATAGTCTTACCTGTAGTAGTCGCATTGAATGTAATAGCACCAGTGGCTGACCAAACAGTTCCAGCGACCAAACTCATGCTTCCACTAATTGCAAAAGTAGGTGAAGTTCCTTGTGCAAAAGTAACAGTGCCAGCCGATACTGTTATATCAAGGCAAGCTAATGCGCCCGTACAGGTGACGGTGTAGGTCAATGCTTTATCAAAAATTACCGAGTCTGTTGCGGTTGGAACAGACGCACCAATAGTCGCAGCTTGCATTGCTTGTGAGCCATAAGTTCCACCAATAGATACAACCCAACTATTAGCCGCACCTGATACAACTGTGCCAAGGCTAACGTAAGTGCTTGACCATACAGTCATTCCTGCAACTAATGCAGGAGAACCAACGGTAGTTAAAGTAGTTCCAGAACAAGATGCTGTAAACGTTAGTGCTGTAGCAGCACTCCAGTTAGCGGTGGATGACGTATTCCACGTTCCAGTACCACCAGCCCAATATCGTGCAGCCATGTTTTACTCCGTTGGTGTATCAACAGGAGGTGCAGTAATAACAGCAATCCAGTTATCAAGACGCTGCTGCTTCATAGATTCCAATTCAGCATCACTTAGGCCGTGGTCATCAGGCAGCACCAAAACATCACGGAATACGCTGTATTGGGTTTCAAATTCAAACTCAATGCTTACCATGTCATGCTCCTTATGTTTGCGTTGTTACGGCAATCACATCCCAACGTGGTGTCCCAGATGCGTTGTAAACGCAACCAATGTAACTGGTTTTGCTTGCTGTGGTAGAAAAAGAATTTGTAAATACGGTTCCTACCATTGATGTAAAAGTTGCATTCCAAGTTATGACGCGAGTAGTGCCGTTATCCAAAATACGAAAAAGTAATTTATCTCCATCAACAGGGGTTCCTGTAGGCGCATTAATGGTTAACGCAGAGGCCAATGCTGTATACGCATAAATATCTGCTGTAGCAACAGATGGAGTTAACGTTGTTGCAGTTGTTGCACTTGATACCCTTGGGTCAATACGCTTATTGGTTAACGTTTCTGTTCCAGAATAAGTAGCAATGTTTGCTAATGCAAAAGAAGTGTTTCCTGTACCACCTTGAGATATAGGAACTGTTGCAACAGCAGTTACGTTACCTGTGTTGGCATTTCCGTACAAGTAACCAGTTAAGGATTGTGTTCTTAACGCAGTTGCTATGTTTGCATACGTTGCGTTTAATGTTGTAACACTTCCTGTTGTTACATTGGCAGTTGTAATGTTGGCTGAACCTATAAAAGCACTTGTGATGTTTGCCGTAGTTACATTAGCAGTAGTCACCGCAATGTTTGTAATGGTTACATTGCCTGTGCTGATAGTTACGTTTGCAAGCGTAACTCCATCCAACGTGGTTGCAGTGTTGCCAAGAGGAATGGTTGTTGTACCAATAACAACATTAGAGTTGCCAAGATAGTTATTAGGGAATGTAGAGCCAACACTGGTGATGATGACGTTTGCTAACGTCATGTTGTACGCAGTGGTTATGCTTCCACCTAACAGAACAGCCGTGTTACCAATGGTAATTGGTGTGTTGAAATTAGAATCAAGCTGAGATAAGGGAATAGACCCTGTGGCTGATGCAAATGTATAGGGTACTGACATGTTAGAACCTCACTCTTAATTCATGTTCAAATTCAAACGTGTTAACAATAAAAGCTGCACTGTTGCTGGTCATAGTTAGACCTAAGTATTTTCCGTACTGCTGTGCGTCTGATTTATACAAGTAATAACCGCTAGATGTCAACCAAGCAATAGTTGTACTAAACACATTTGTCCAAGTAACAACTTGATTAAGGTTGTTCACCCAAGTTGCTGCTCCATTTTCTAGCGTGTAGATAGGACTGCTTCCGTATTCGCTATCTACAGTTACATTAAAAGCAGCGGAAGTTGTTAAAGTAGCTTCAATGCCAAATTTCAATGCTTGCTTTGTGCGGATAGGGTCACCCATAGGCATCAAAGCAGTGCTAATAGTGCTGGCTATATTGCTAGTGCTATCAGCATAAAGTCTGTAAAGGCTTGTATCAGCAACTCCATACAGATTTATAAGTCCAGACAAAGGAACAGACGTTACATAACTCAGACTTCCCTGACTACTAACAAACCATTTTTTCTCAAAAAATACTACTTGTATAACGCGAGGGCTAGATGCCGGGTCATTGTAAGTAAACGAGAAAACTGCACACAAAATGTTGTTGAGCAGAGTTTGACCGCCAGACACCGGCTTTGTGAAATCTATGTACGGAAAAATACCGTCTAGCTGGTCAGAAAGTTTACTGGTGGTAGAGCCTACAAGCGCATAAATACCGTAATCGTTCATAAACAGAACAGAACGGAAATATGGAAAAATGGCGTATATACGTTTTGTACCTACGCTGGCACTAACGTTGGTGTTAGTGAACAGGGTTGCGCCCGTGCTTGTAACACGCACATCCGAAAACACGTTAATGCTGTCATCACCAAAAATGTACAAGAAGTTGTTGGCAGACAGCAGGCCTTTAATGTTGCCGTGCAGCGTTGAGTCTGTTAACACTAGAGCGCCAGCAGACACAGATGTAAAGTCGCTGTAGCCACCAGCAGCAGAGTAATAAACAGTGCGTCCAGCCGCTACCCATGCTCTTCCAGAAAAAGTGGCAACGTCAACTATTTGGTCAGAGTTTATGACCGCAGTAGCAGTAGCACCAGAACCAGGTGTAGGACTGCTATCTGTAATAACCACCGCAACATTGGATGCAGAAGTGTATCCAGCGCCTGGATTGGACATCAAAATTTGTGTAATTTGTCCACCACTAGCAATAGCATTAGCAGTTGCCCGTGTTGTGTATCCAGTTCCAGTTCCAATAGTTACAGTGACGTTGGCAGAGTTGTTGTAACCTGTTCCTAACGTGTTTACCACTACAGACACTGTGCCGGTTTTAAATGTGACCAACGAGGCAATAGCAGTAGCGCTAGTAGTTGCTCCACCACCAGAGATGGTAACGGTTGGAGGTAGTGAGTATCCTTGACCAGCTTCTGTTAAAACAATGCTGCTCACTACATTGGCTGTAACAGTAGCAACAGCAGTTGCTTGCACATTGCCTGTAGTTTCTTGAGGCGCAGAAAGTGTAACGCTAGGAACAGATGTGTACCCTGCACCAGCGTTTCTTATGCCTATAAATCCTACAGAGCCTATGCTAGTAAGATTTGCGCCATCCCAACTAAACAACCCTTTATCTGGGTCACCAATGATGACGTTTTCATTTTTGTATTGAGCAACAGACACATTGCCAGAAGAGAACGTTCCAGCAGCGGCTACATTGTTTATAGTGGCAGTACCGCTAGTATCTAATTTGACGTATTGCGCCCTGCCGTTGGTTTCAAAACCAAGGATGTAGTCATCAATATTGATGTTAGCAGAGGTTAAATAACTGACTGTGTTGGCAAAAGTAATGACGTTGTTGCCACTATCCCTAACGGCTGATTGAGCAGGAATAATCTTGATGTTGCCGTGACCAACGGGCATGGCGTTCTCAATCCAAGAGAACTCATCCTCTTTAATCGCCGTTCTATTAGCCTTGGTGTTTAGGCTAGTAAAGTTCTTGACGACAGCATAAGACTTTTTTTGTTCTGCTGCTGCCATGATTAGTACGGGCTAGAGTAAGGGTCAGGGATACGCCTTGTGTACACGCTATTGAGTACAGCCTGGACATGCTTGGCGTACTCTTGCTTGTAAATCTCAGCCTCACCATAACTCTGCTCTTTGTACTTGGCTTTATAAGCTGCGTAAAAAGCTACAGGAGTGGTGTAGGGGTCATTGATAGGGTCAACAGCATTAGGAGTAGATTGACTCAATGGTGTTGGCAAAATTGTGCTGTCAATTTCTATGACATATGACTGGTCAGGCACAGGAGAGATGTAAATCTGTTGCTGTCCGTAAACCGAGAAACAAATAGGCCTGCCAACATAGTTCTGCCAATAACGCAATTGAGCATTAAAGTTACTCCAGGCTAAGTAGCGCAGCGGAATGCGGCTGTTGCCCCAATACAGATTGACGTTCAGAATGTCTAGCGTAGTGCCAGTGTTCAACGTGGCAAACGGGATAAGTTCGGCAGGGCCAGAATACTGAAGTGTTGCCGTACCATTGGTAAACGGCGTAGAGGGCGGGAACGTGCTACCAGAGGCCGGGTAGGGTGGTGCAGTAGTTCCTAAAACACCGCCAGACGTTACCTGATAAATAAAGATGTTGGAGAAAATAAAATCGTTAGTGCTAACGGTTGCATTTTCTGCCCAAATAGTAGCCGCTACTCCTGTAGAGGAGATAGGAGTGGAACTTATTTGTAAAGTTCTTAAACAGCCTGTATCTCGCGCAACTCTTTCCCGTGCATCATTGATGTAATCTGTCAACTCAGCGGTTGACCAGAAGACAGCATTTGCATCATGCAAAAGTCGCTGTACTTCCGTGATGTAGGAAGAAAGTGTTGCCATAAGGCTTCCATGTTATGCTGCCCTTTGGGTAACTTTTCCCCCTACGGATTTTTCAATCCGCAGAGGTACTACGCTAACCGCCGAGGGTAACGAGCGGTGCTGTTCGGGAGCCTGAGTAGTTATTTCAAACTTGCTCAGTCTTTCAATCCCAGAAT